GCCCGGCAGCGCCACGGCCACCAGCTCCGGCCCTGCGCCCGGCAGCGCCACGGCCACCAGCTCCGGCCCTGCGCCCGGCAGTGCCACGGCCTCCGACTCCGGCCCTGCGCCCGACAGTGCCACAGCCTCCAGCTCCGGGCCCACGTCCGCCAGTGGAGCGTTCGCCTGCTCCGAGCTCGCGTCCGCCAGTGCCACGGCCGCCGGTTGCAGTTCCGAGTTCACCGGCGGCTCGGCCTCCTGTGCCCGGTCCGCGTCCACCAATGCCGCGACCACCGGTACTGGCTCCTAGTCCGCCAGTGCCACGGCCTCCAGCGGTGATCCCCCGGCCGCCGCTTTTACCAGTTACGGTTCCAACGGGGGCGTTAGCTAAATTGGGTGGGGTGGTGCAAGCGGTCGGTAAGATTGGCAAAGCGGCCAAGATGATACCCGGCGGTTCGCTGATGGAGGCCGGCGCCATGGCCTTCGATACCTATCAAAACGCCAAGACCAAGGACGAGAAGGCCGAGGGGTATGGTGCCGCCGCTGGTAATCTGGCCGGTACCATGGCCGGCGCTGCTGCAGGTGCGGCTATTGGTTCGGTAGTGCCGATTATCGGCACAGCTGTTGGCGGGCTGATAGGCGCCTACCTGGGCAGCATGGGTGGGGCTGCGGTGGGTGGCGCTGCGGGTAAGTCGTGGTTTGGGGGCGATGACGAAAAGCCTGCGCCTCCGGTAACACCTTTGCTGATGGCGCCTCGGCCGGGGCCGGCTATTCCAAGCTTGGCTGCCATGAGCAAGTCATTCAATGGCCAGAACGGTTCGGGTGCGCTGCTGATGGCACCTGCGCCGCATTCGCCGGCGTTGGGTGACGTGGCGCGCTCGATGGCGGTGTCTGCACCGACCAAGCCGGCGGCAGTGGCAATTCAGCCCAAAGAACCAGAGAAGCCCGTGCCAGCCAAAGTGGATCAGAAGTTTGAGTACTCGCTGACGATGCCAATTACGGTGCAAGGGGATGTAAAGGATCCCCAGCGCTTGGCGCAAGACCTCATGCCGCATATGCGGCTCATGATGGCGGATGCGGCGAAACAAAACGCCGCGAAGCTGTACGACGAACCGCACCTGTAAGGAGGCCCAATGGCTTATATGGAACAGATGCAATCGGGCCTCAAGTACCTGGTCGAAGCCGGGGAGGCTGGCAGGCGAAGTGCTGACGGTATGCTTGGGCCAGTCAACGGCGCGATCAGGGAGATAACCGGCGCTGCATCAGAGTTGGAAAATATCCCGTTCGTGGGGCCGTCAGTTGGTGCCAAGTTACAGCGGGTCATGCGTGGTGTGAATGCAGCACAGGCCAAGGTCGGCCAGGTGGCGGCCGTGTACGGCCGTGCGACTCGGGCAGCCGCCGAAGTTCAGGAGCGAATGGGCACACTACAGGAGCAGGCGGGCAAGGCTGCTACAGCAATCAACAAGATCGCCGGTAATGTCAGTCCTTCGTTGGCGAACATTGTGCCTACCAGTGCCTTTGCGATGGATGCAACGCCGGCACCGGAAGCGGTGAAACCGTTTCCGCACCTGCTGATCATCCAGCCCCGCGACCCCAAGATTCAGCCGTACTACTTCAATTTAGATACGGCGGCCTTTGACGAGCTGAGTCGCTCGACTGAGTTTCGCTGGGCTTCCCAAGAGCGACTGACGCGGCGTCCGGCGCAGCAGGCGGTAGGCATGGGAGAGGAAAAGCTCACGCTTAAAGGGACGATTTACCCAGGCTTCAAGGGTGGCCTCAAGCAGCTTGATACCCTGCGCACCATCGGCGGCCGGCTGCAGCCGCTCACGCTGACCACGGGCTATGGTGAGGTGATCGGCACCTGGTGCCTGAAGACCATCAACGAAGAGCAGGGCGCGCTGCTACACGGCGGGATTCCCCGTAAACAAGGGTTTACTTTGGAGTTTGCGCGCTATGGCGACGACATGCAGAACATCTGACGGTGACATGCTCGATGTCATCTGCCATAACGTTTACGGCCATCTCAATGGCACCGTTGAGGCGGTACTTGATGCCAATCAGGGATTAGCAGATGAGCCCCAGCCTTACCGTGCTGGCGTGGTGATCGTACTGCCAGACCTGCCAAGCCCGACCGAGGAGGGGATTAGCTTGTGGGATTGACCCCGAACAACACCGCCAGCAGCACGTTACGATAAACGTGACGACACTTTGATCATGACCCGCCCTGTGCGGGTTTTTTTTGGACTAAATCCATGACTCCCACTTTTCGAATCGTCGCCGACGGTGCCGATATTACAGCCAAGATCAATGATCGCCTGTTGTTGCTTCGCACCTCAGACAAGCCGGGAATGGATTCCGACGAGTTTGAATTACGAATAGATGATCGTGACGGCCAAGTGGTGCTGCCTCGGCGCGGCAGCTCTGTCGAGATCTATTTGGGATATGCCGAAACGTCCCTGAAGCGCCTCGGGCGTTATGCGGTGGACTCGGTCGAGGTGTCCGGACCGCCGGATACGATTGTGATAAAGGGCAAGGCCAGCGACATGCGAGGCAGCGGCAAGACCATCCGTAGTGGTAGTTGGGAGGACGTGCGGCTGTCGAAAATTGTGGCTGACATCGCCGCACGCAATGGATGGCAAGCGGGGTGCCAGGTAGCGACGAAGGTCGCGCGCGTGGATCAACTCAATGAGTCCGATTTTAATTTCATTACGCGTCTGGCAAAGCAGTACGACTGCACGGCTAAGGTCGCAGACGGCAAGTTGTTGGTGATGCCGCGCCAGGGCGGGCAGACCGCCAGCGGTAAAGCGTTCGGTGCCATCACCCTGACCCGCAGTCACCTAAGCCGATGGCAATTCAGCCTGGGGGATCGCAATTCGCACAAGGCCGTATCGACCAAGCACCAGAACAAAAAGGACGGCAAGTTGGTAGTGGTCACCGTCGACAACGTCGATGCTCCTGATGGCTTGCCGGCGGTTCATACCGACCGACATATCTACCCGAACAAAACCGCCGCTGAAGCGGCCGCCAAGGCCCGTTTGGCGGCGTTCAATCGTTCGACTGCTGACGTGCGGCTTGAGATGCCCGGGCGGACAGACCTGTTCGCCGAGCGATCAATCAACGTGCAGGGTTTCAAGGTTGGTCTTGATGGCGAATACCTGGCGGATTCGGTCGAGCAGGTGTTCACCCAATCAGGCTGGTCGACCACGGTGGAGTGCAATGCGGGCAAGCGAGGTAAATCCAAAGGCAAGAAAAAGAAGGAAGAGAAGCCGCTCAAAGTGGTGAGCGTCGAGAAACAGTAGTGCATCCCGTCGCCGCCGAAGTGCGGTTTTTTATGTCTGGAGTTTTTATGTCTGTTACTGAACAACAGCTGCAACGCATCATGCCGAACGCCCGCCGCCAAGCGGGCGTTTTTGTATCCGCCTTAAACGCAGCCATGATCAACCGTAAGATCGATACGCCGAAGCGCCAGGCGGCATTCCTCGCCCAGGTGGGACACGAGTCTGGTCAGCTGCAGTACGTCCGCGAATTGGGCGGCGATCAGTACCTGAGCAAATACGACACCGGCGCCCTGGCTGCCAAGCTTGGCAATACGCCCGCGGCCGACGGCGATGGTCAGCGGTATCGCGGTCGTGGGTTGATTCAAGTCACCGGCCACGACAACTACCTGCGCTGCAGCCTGGCACTGTTCGGCGATGAGCGATTGCTGCGTACGCCGGAATTACTCGAACTGCCCCAGTGGGCCGCAGAGTCTGCCGCATGGTTCTGGTCTGTAAACGGGCTGAATGCGCTCGCGGATCAGGACCAGTTCAACACGATCACTCGCCGGATCAACGGCGGCCTTAATGGCCTGGAGGATCGGCTGCAGTTGTGGGCCAGGGCGAGGGCGGTGTTATGCGTCTCTTCGATCTGATCCCGGCGCAGTTCCGTATCGCCTCTATCAGCTTGCTGTTAGTAGTGGTGGTCGCAGGATCTGCAGCATTGGCCTGGACTGCTCAGGATTGGCGTTATGGCCGCGTGCTGGAGCGGCAAGCCCGGCTTCAGGCGGACACCCTCAACGAAATATCCCAAGCGTCTGCTGCTCTGCAGCGTACAGAGCAGGACAAGCGCCTTGCCCTAGAGCTCCGCCTGCATAACAAAGACGAAACCCACTACAAGGAATTGACCGATGAGCAAGTCAAGCAAGCTCGTCTGCGTAATCGCCTGGCTACTGCTGATCTGCGGCTGTCAGTCGTACTCGCCGCAACCGAAACCACCGGCAGCTGTTCAGTGCCAACCACCACCGCCACCGGCCGTGTGGTTCATGGCACCACAAGAGCCGAACTTGACCCAGCGCATGCTCAACGAATTATCGGAATCACCGATGCCGGCGACCAAGGATTGATCGCCCTGCGGGCCTGTCAGGCCTACGCAAAAGAAGTTTCTAAACCGAAGTAAAAGGAGCGGCCGGGCAGGATGCGTCAACATCCAACCCGGCCACCTTCCCCGCAGAACGTCCCTGCAAGTCCAGCCAAGGCTCCTGCTTCGTGCACAAAACGGAGGGAGCCTAGCACTGCTTATCCATACAGCAAAGGTCTTGCTTTTATATGTCCACACCCATCATCCCTTGGATGGGCGGCAAACGCCGCCTGGTCGACCGTCTTATGCCGCTTTTTCCGCCACACGAATGCTACGTTGAAGTCTTTGCCGGCGGTGCCGCGCCCTACTTTATGCCTCCTCAGGACGCGCCAGTTGAAGTCCTCGATGACATCAACGGCGATCTGGTGACGCTTTACCGCTTCGTGCAGAACCACCTGGAAGAATACGCGCGTCAGGTCAATTGGATGCTCAGTCAACGCTAGTTTTGAATGGCAGAAGAGGAGTTGATCCGAACCCTCACCGACATCCAGTGCGCCGTCGGTTTTCTACATGCAGCATCATGTTTTGCCGGGACGGACTTTGAGCACCGCGATTACCTGGACCATCGATCTGCAGCGGAAAGAAAAAATACGCTGAAAACCTAGTCTGGCTTGATTGTGCCGGACTTTAAGCTCGCGACAAAGCCTTCCACCATATGGATCAACCACCCCTTGATACGGTAAAAGTGGGCACACATAGCCAGTTGCTGGCAAGTACTCCGTCTTGACCTATCGAAGGCGCCCATATTGGTATTGATGAAAACCGACTTTGCTATATTCGAACATGTGAACCTACCCAAAGTAGCGCTATACATAAGCTATGCGAAGTAATGGATTTTAAGTTAGAGCTATATCGTAATAAAAGCTTAACATCAATAAAAGAACATAATGGTATAGTGTCGAAGCTATTTAATAATAGAGCTTCAGCATTTCGTTCTGATATCTGGGAGCAATGTAGATGCAAATGAAAATATTAAAGTTTTGTTATTATAATTGTACTGTGGGGTTTTTGGTCTGCATATGTGCTCTTAGCGAATAGGCTTTAACTTCTGAAATAGATTGCAGAACTGAAATTACAATGAGTATTCAGAAAAAAACTTTTGACCCTAATCGTATTTGTTTTTCAATTGATCTTTTCCGTATTAGTAGTGCAATAGGTGCCAAGCAAGACGCCGAGTTGGAGGATGTTCTAAAAGTTTACTTGGAGGATGTAGTTGTGACTGAGCAGGAATTTTACTATATCAAATGTCAGCTTCAGGATTTAGAAAAAAGCTTTTTCAACGCTGGTTGCGCAGTTGCATTGTCAGACTTGGCGGATGATCTTGTGAGAAATTTCATATCAAAAAAAATGAGCCGTCCAATTTCAATCGAAAATTTGGGGCTTATTAGCAATCGCCCGATGATTCTCGATCTCAAGAAATTTGTTAATGAGCTTTTGGATTCCCACTATAATGGTGTTGTAATTCAGATAAATGAAAAGACTGTCCGTGCGGCGATCGCGCTCGTTCGGCTATTCGATGAGTTGAGTAATGAAGTAGATGTTGATCAATGCCAATTAATTTTTCAAAAAGCAGAATTTCATATCGACGATTTATTGTCTTGCGAGATAATCTGTAGCCAAATGGCAGATATTTTGAAGTCTGATCTTAACTCTATCAAATACGATTCAGTCAAAGGAATTGCGTTCTGATTGCATGTTCAATGACTCCGTCAAAATAGTGCGATATAGCGTTATAAAAAAGTGCGCTTGACAGGTGGGATGCTAGTTTGTTTCACCGTCCTGCGCGCCGAACAGAGTTTGGCGTTGACTGTCGGTCATAATAATGCGCCACTTCGAACTTGAGCTTTTCCGAATGTGGCGCAGAATGATTCAACTTAAACTTTAAACTGGTCGATTAGTATGTTTTGCTCACTAGCGAGTTTGTATAGTTGGTCACTAATGATAGCGGATTCCGCCGCCTGGCCAGTTAATGTCTCTGTGACTAAACGAATTTCAGAAATGTTACGACTAATTTCCCCGGCTACAGCGCTTTGTTCTTCAGCAGCGCTTGCAATCTGCAAGTTAACGTCGTTAATTATCGTAATCGAGTTGCTGATTTTTTTGAACGTTATTTTTGCTTCAGTGATCGTGTCAGTATTATCTTGAGCTTGAGCATAACCAGCTTGCATCATGTTCACCACGTTGCAGGTTCCAGTTTGAATACGCTCAATAACCAATCTGATTTCTTCAACTGAGTTTTGGGTACGTTTAGCCAGGTTCCTCACCTCGTCTGCCACTACGGCAAAACCTCTTCCGCTATCCCCCGCCCGTGCTGCTTCTATAGCGGCGTTTAGAGCCAGAAGATTCGTTTGGTCGGCAATGCTTCGAATAACGTCCAGTACGGATCCAATCTGCTCGCTATTTAAAGCTAATGTCTCTACCTCACCGACAGTTCTCTTGAGCGCAGCAGCAAGGTTCGTAATATCACTCGCACTCTGCTCAATAATTGATAGTCCCTCCTGGGCCGAATTATCCGCTTTGCGAGCCGCTTCTACCGCGCTAGCAGCGTTGTTTGCGACTTCTTGAGACGTGCTAGTCATCTCGTCAGATGCAGTAGCTACAAGCTCTATTTCTCGAAATTGGATTTTCATACCTTCACTGGTCTGATGCGAGATAGCGGTGGATTGGTCGGCCGTATTTCGCACATCAGATACATTTTGTTTGATTGCACTGACTATAGGTTGTAATTTATCGAGAAAGTGATTAAACCAATAGGTAAGCTTACCAAGCTCATCATTTTTCGAGTAAACTAGACGTTGCGTCAAGTCACCGTTCCCACTGGCTATTTCCTTAATCATAGAGGCAATCTTGTTAATCTGAGTAGTTACTGTATTTGCTGTGAATGCTATAAATATAAAGCCTAAAATAGCTGCGCATAGACCAAAAATTATCGAGTTAAAGTTTGAAGCTGCTTGAGCACTTTTGATTAGTATGTTTAGTTTGTTGCTGTCGGATAACAAGACGTCCTTTGGCAACTTTATCACTACTGCCCATGGTTGAGCGTTTCGTACTGGTATAAAAGAATAGATAGAGCGAATGACGTCATTATCTATTCTTGTTTCGTGTTGATCATTTGCTGTGAGTTCAATTAGTGTTCTGCCCTCAGCACCAATCAAATCAACTATATTTGAACCAATTTTAGCTGGTTCCCCACTATAAGCCGCAACTACACCACTGCTTGATAAAATCTCTAAGTGGGCTGCGCCATTAAATAAATTCTTTTGGGCCTCATTGCTTTGAGATTGTAGAGACTTCAGCGAAATGTCGATACCAACTGTGCCTAGAAACTTACCTTCATCTATGAGTGGCACAGTTATAGATGTCATTAATTCGACTTTACCATTGACTGTATATTCGTATGGCTCTAACAAACAGGGTTTCATTGTATTTCTGACGCACGTAAACCACTGATTTTTTGGCTTGCCATTCGAATCAAGACCTAAATCATTTATGTCTTCATCACTTATAGCCGAATATTGCATTTGTCCGTCGCCACGATGCCAGAAGCCGGAAAACCTTCCATTTTTATTTGAGCCGTGAAGAGTGTCATCTTTAAAATCGATATCTTTGCCGTCTAAGTTGTTAGGTTCAAATACTATCCACATCCCTAAGGTGTCTTCGTCGCGCAAAGCAGCCGTCTTAATTGACTGGCTAACCCTAAAACGAAGTTCACTAGGACTGATAATGTTTTTTTCGTGAAGATCACGCAAAACTGATACTTCATTAGCTAGCGAGTTAGCAATTAAAAAGTGGCTACTGAATGTATTTCTCAGTTCGCTAGCCTGTTCGGAAGCTTTAGTTTTGAGTAATTCATCACCAATATTATATAGTATCTTGGTGCTGGCATTACTCATTAACTGATTATTAGCATTATTGTCTTTTGTTTGTAGGCTTATCAGTAAGCCTATTACAAAAACAAGAGTTATGCCTGATAGAAAAATAAGTCTAAATCTAATCGTTTTAATATTTATCATCGAATTGCTCGCGAAAGAATTAAATAAACGCTCATTTTCAGCTGAATCCTTTCAGCAAAGTGTTTTTCGGCTGAGCATGAGAAAAATTGAGCGATTTTTCGCAATTTTCTGAAATTCGACCTAGTCAGTGAGCGTCGATGTTTGGGTTCTCTAGGCAGGAGCTCATGAAGGTGTACGAAATCATCAATATCTGATGACCTTGAAATAAAAATGAAACATAAATTAAACGAAATTGACGCAAAAACTTAACAAAAAAGATCAGCTGAATCGTTTAAGCTTGATTCATGTATCAGATCAGACATAACTCTGAGCTCATGTAACAGATCAGACATGACTCTGAACTCATGTATTAGAGTTAAAGCGCAGAGATGACGAACCTGTTCCAAATTGAGTAGCGAAATTTTGAGTGGTAGGGGTTTACATGTTAAGTTCGGTGTGCTGTCTATGAGGCAGCAAGCCATAACATAATATTTTAGATGACAACCCAAAAAGGAAGGATTAACCAGATATGTCAATAGTCTGAAGTGTATTGATTTATATATATCCGAACTTCGACGCCGCTGATCACTTCCAAATGCTTGATTAAAGGCAGAATCTTGTGTTTGTAGGTTGACGCAAATTCAATGGCCTGATCGATATAAATGTGATGTGTCTTTTTTCGGGTCGGTGATCAGTTCATCGCATCCCAGGGTTTTGATTTTTCATAGCGTGTGAAAAAATGTGAAATTTATATTTCTAAACGTTTAGATGATCTAGGTACCTGTTAAGTTTAATTCTCCATCAACGTAGGGTATTCACAATGATAGAAAAAACTATGAAGGTAAATACTACTCGGTCGAGCTCTTCGTCAGGTTCATCTCAGTTTGAGAAGTCTTTAAGTGTGTCTAAAGCAGCGCGAACGGTATTGAGTTATTTGAAAGCCAACGATCAATATATGATAACTGGGGCGCAGATTAAAAAAATATCCCAAAATGAATCAGGAAAACATCCTGCTGAACTAGTTGATGCAGCTAAGTTTCTGACTCGTAATCCTGATATATTCAAATTGATTGAAACGCATGATGTTGTTAAGCCAGATGATTTGGCAGGTTATCTTAATTTCGAATGGGCTTCTCAT